TACCCGGATATATCTGTTCTGTGTCTGTACCCGGTTCAAATGCATTGGGGTCTATAACTGTAAGTGGGGCTGCCGATAAGGACTTACCCTCTATCATCATTGCATAGGAAAAGTTTAGGATAGCCTGTGCATCTCTTATTGCATAGTATATACCGTCTCCCCATATTGACTCTGGATTCTTCTGCCAGTTACAGAAGTGGAATGGTAGTGTGTCGTCAAATGGGTTCTCTGCAATTTTTACTACCTTGTCACCTATAACTGTAATTACTACAGGTATGACATCTGGAACGTCTTCTGAGTCAATTGATAGATGTGGTTCTAGGTCATCTCCATCTAAACGCCCCCAAAACTCTAGTACCTCAAACTTCTTTAACCTTGAAGCTGAAGTCTCAGTATACTTCTTAGGGTGTTCGCTGTCATCTCCTCCATGATTAAGTCCTATCTCTTCCTCAAGGACTGTTTCAAGGGAACCCGGAATAAACCCCTCTGCTGTCTTTGCTAATTTTTTAAGTTGTATTTTACTAAGGAATGACCGTTGAATAACATAGTCTGCGTCCTCTGCATTTATAGCTTCTGGAGATGGAAACACGTTCCATATACTTACAAACTTACATGTGGGCATTAACTCTTGTTCAAGGAATGACTCAATTGCCACCATATTGTCTGGAGTTGTAACCGTAGTGTAGACAGGGAAATTTTTATATTCAAGGGTAATACCCTTCGTACATCCTGTACCGTAAAGGCACATCTCATGTACTGCGTTCTGAACCTCTTCATTATAGTTAGTCCTTTCCAGTATGTCACGAATCCTAAACTCCATCTGCTTAGAGCGTTCAAGAATTGCGTCCTCAAGCATGTCAGGTCTGTCTGGAGGTGCCTGTATGTCTGGAGGATAGAACCTTGGTTTACGAGAGGGCGTAATAGAAAATGGCACTTTCCCATCCTCAAATAATAATGTATTAATCTTAATCTTTGCTGAGTTAATCTTACGCCTAGTCTGATTAACAAAGATACCTCTTTCACTTGCCAGTTCATATGCCTTCGATATTTTTGAAGGGTACTTTCCTCTATAAGCATCATAAGCCTCTAACCAATGTTGTTCATGATCTCTACGGTAGTCCTTTGCCTCCTCAAACTTCTCCTGTACTACCTTGGCAAAGTCATCTACGTCTATGTCTCTATCTCCAATCTTCATACTGTCTTCAGGTTCTGTTTCCTCTAAAGAATTGGGTTCTTCCATTTCATATTCAGCCATTAACACTCCTTTGATTTATATGGGGTATCCCCTTGTACACATTGCCACTTTGACTCATACTTTGATCTTCCGTCTAACCAGTACCCTAGTTCTGTTTTTTTGCTGCCATTAACAGCACATCCAGATAATAGTAAAATTAATAATAATATCTTCATTCAATATAATCTAAAGTAAAGTCTATAGTATCACCATTCTCCATAGTAAGTACATAGTATTCTTCTTTTGCGTACTTATATAAAACTCCCATTACATCACTAAGTATTTCTGTTGCAGTAACATTTCCAAAGTTGTCACGTGCAATATCCACCAAATCTTGTAGTATTGGCTGTACCTCCTCTATAAACCTCTGTTCATCAGACAGAGAATTTTCTCTGAAATTAACCTCTATTACGTTACTCATAGTTGAGATGGTTGAAAGAACTTAAGTTCTGGTTTCCAATGTCTTCTGTTTATATTCTTATCCCACTCTGACATTGCAGGAAACATCTTACATCCAAAACAGGCAATAGCCAATGCCATTACACAGTCATCGTGTGAACCTGACTGTGCTGCCATTCTGCCATTGGGATAATTTACAAATGTCTGTAGCTCATCTAATACCTTGGGACTCCTAACCTTTATTTCTTTTTCCCTGATTAATTCCTTTAGATAGTCTATAATCAGGGGTTTTGATTTTACTGTGGTATGGAATCCTAATTTGCGAGCAGAACGACTTGACCTCTCGTCTAGTATCTTCTCCGAATATATGTCTGGATATAGATGTACATCTGAAAGAAACTTCAATGTCACAAGTCCATGGTTGTTCCTTTCTACAATCAGTTTAGCATTATTGTACCATTTGCCTAAACTTGCAAGCTGCCATGCAAATAAATCTGGATCAATCTTTACACGTATAGTTGCAACCTCATCCATGCTTGTTGCATCTAAGACTACACCTACACTCCAGTCTGTGTCTCTACCTACGTCTAACCCCTCTGATATGTCTGCACCTATCCTATATTCTTTACCGGGTTGGGGTCTCTGCCATACCTGTAACTCTCCATCATCCATTGACTCTATGATGTATTTTTCTCCACCCCGTTCTCTCCATGCTTGCACGGGTATATGGAATCCTTCTGATGGGGCTTCCCTCTGTAGTTTTTCTGATGTCAAGACAAGATTACTGATATTGTCTACATTAAAGACACTACGTCCTGTTGTTACAAAAGACTCTCTGGCTGTAGTTGGAAACTCTTGATGAAATTTTCTGAGGTCATTCTGACATTGAGTCTTAATACATTGCCGCCGCCAGTTTAAGTTCTCTAGGGTAACATTGAACTCCTTTATCTCATCACCTATGTCATACTTACAGGACATATCCAGTAGGGCTATCTCCTCCTCACCGCCGTACCTCTTATCCTGTCCTAACTCACTTTTAAACTTTTCCTTTTCCTCTTCTGATTTAAACGGATTACTGTAGTAACTGTATAGATACCATGGAAAAAAGACACTCTCCCAGCCAGAGTTTCCCTCTGCTGCATCCCAGTACATGTCATGGAAGACACCGCCTACACCTTGTGCAGTAGACTCTATGACTGCTTCTGTGTTAAAACCTTGTACCACACAGTTGAGCAGACCTAGTAAATAGTCCTCACCGCCTCCCGACCAAGATGCAACTTCACTACAATGTAAATAGTCTATTTTACTACCACGTACTTCACGCCCCCCTACCGTTGAAAGGGAGTAGGATGAATTAAGGCCGCCCCCTTCACCGCCCCAATGAAGGTCTCTCCTGCCGCTATATTTAAGTTGTGGTTTTATTTCCTGTGGAAGGTTCTGCTCCATAGTACGTGTCATGGCAAACATGACATCTGTAGCTGCCTTACTATGGGTGGTGATCTGTACCACCTTATTATGGTTCATGGCGGCATGTCTGAAGTACCGCCCCTGTACGTACGTTGAAATACCAAACCTACGTGCCTTTAAAACAATCATCCTGACATGGTTATGTTCAGCTAACTGTCTCTGCATCATAGAATGCATGATCTGCTGTACCTCGTTCAGTTTAAACGGTATAAGCTCACCTGTCCCAAAATTTTGAATCTTTAAACAATGTTCAAAATAGAGTTGTGGGTCAGCTTGTAACTTCCGTATAAGCTGTATTATCTCCTCTTCTTCCATTCATTATTTCTTACATACACAAGGGCTACACCTACATTCTTCACAAACGCATGTACTTGGCCCTGTAGTCATTGATAGCAGCTTTAATTGCATCTTCTGCCAGTACTGAGCAATGAATTTTAACGGGTGGTAGGGAAAGCTCTTCCACAATATCAGTATTTTTAATAGACTGAGCTTCATCCAATGTCCTGCCCTTGACCCACTCTGTAGCCAGAGATGAGGAAGCGATAGCACTTCCGCACCCAAACGTCTTAAACTTTGCATCAACAATTCTGTCATTTTCCACCTTTATCTGTAATTTCATTACATCTCCACACTCTGGAGCACCCACAAGCCCAGTACCGACAGAGTCGTCAGCACCATCCATACTACCAATATTCCTTGGTCGTTCATAGTGTTCTAGTACTTTTGTGCTGTAAGACATTGAATGCCCTTAATAAATTATTAGAAATGACAGCCCCAACCGAGGTACTAAGGGGGGCTAGGGCTGTCTAGGGCTGGAGACAAAGCCCTAGAGTATTGTGCTTTAAAACCTATAAATAGGCAAGGGTGCACTTATGCCCCTAACTACTTTATGTATACTATAGGGGGTGGGGAAGCGTCCCGCCCCCCCGATCATTATTTTTCCTCCATCATATCAGTTATTTATCCTATTTTTTGGGGCCACAACAGCATCAGAGGTAATTCAATCTCAGGATATAGTGACGCAATCTATACCTAGTTGATTGTTATTGCTGGCTTTTCTGGTGTTATATCCTTAGTAGTTGATGCAGATAATAGCTGTTCAAATGAATGGGAATGTTCTATCTTCACTTGTTTAGCTTCATTGAATAGCCCAATCTCAGAGCCTAGTAGCTTGAGTATGTCCTTGCAAACACCATGTGATTCTGCTGTAAGTGCTTGATTATATAGACGAATCAAATCACTCAGTACCGATTGCTTAGTGATGCCTAATGTTATCTGTAAATCTTCTAATCTCTTCTCAATCTCCTCATTTATTAGGCTAGATTTCGATCCATTCAGTAGTTTATGTCCTTGTTGAGATGCATTCGATGCCTTATATCCAGCAGTAATTGCACTCTCTTTAGCATTCATTCCAGAGGCATAAGCTATTGAAAACTTTAGTTCTTTTTGTGTTAGTTTGTCTCTCATATCTTTACCAATTAATTTCTTCGATTATAAACTTGACATCATTATTCACTATGTTACCATATAGGCTCCTAATCAATAAAGGTTAGGATAAACAATAACATCATAACATAACAGGAGAAGATATGGAACATCCATATGGCGAAGACGATTGGGCAAAGGAGGCGATGAAGCAGAAGTATCTGAGGAATAAGTATCTGAGAAATCGCAAGAAGTCAGGCCTTACCACAAAGGCATATGTTTGGATACGTAGTAATAATGTGGAGAAGGAATCAATCTTTGACAATACCATTGTGGTAAAAACTGCAATGTTCAACATTCTAGGCTGGGAGACAATATGAAAGTATTAGCAAAACGAGTTGTCGTAATAATAGATGAAGATGGTAACGAAGATACTGATCTTCAATTACGAGTTGTAAAGAATGAGTATGATGAATTCGTAATCAAGGCATTCTACTTTGGAAGATACATAAGTGAAGATGTT